CTGCGTTTGATGTCACTCGCGTCGGCTCCAAGTACTATATTGCTGTAAACACAGCAGGCACAGGTTATACTAGATCAGACGAACTTACTCTAGCAGGTACCGATCTAGGCGGAGCAAGCACAGCGAACGACGTCACAGTTACAGTTCTCAGTGTAGATGCTGCAGGAGTTATACTGGAATTTGAGTTTGCAGGATATGGCGAGAAAGGCTTCTTCTTTGGCTTGCCCACAACAGGGCAAACTGCATACACCAGTATAGACGGATCCGCATGGACAAGCACCACACTGGCAAGTTCAGAAACATGGTCGGACGCTGCCAGTGGCTTGTTAGACGACGGTTCGTCACTGTTCAAACCAGATGTCGTATTGGCAGTCAGCGAAGACGGAACAGCAAACTATTCAACGGATGCTGCACAAACCTGGAGTTCCAGTCTCACAGGACTGTCAACAACTGGTACAAAACAGGTGGCATTTGGTAATGTAGGCGTTGATAACAATCGATTTGTTGTTATTTCTGATAATTCGCAGGACACAGCGTTCACAGTGGACGGCGGTGTAAACTGGACAGTGACTACATCAGCATTAGGCGATACAGGCTATGATGTACTTGCATACGGTAAAGGACTGTTTGTGGCACTGGCATCAGGCACTAGCAGAACAGAAAACTCCGAAGACGGTGTGACATGGTCAGTGGGCTCTAACCTGCCAAACAAAAACTGGCAGGATCTTGACTGGGGCAATGGCAGATTTGTTGCGCTGGCAGATGATGGCACAGTCAGTTATTCATTGGATGGCAAAAACTGGAGCGACGCAGTTTCGACAGCAGCATCTTCAGGCAGAAGAATTGCATACGGTCAGGGAGTGTTTGCTGCAACAACAGCAACCACAGAAATACAGTATTCCGAAGACGGCATAAACTGGACAGCTGAAACCGGCTTGGCCACAGACTACGAAACCATTGAGTTTGGTAATCCCAACAAAACAGGCCGATTCGTTGCTGTGTCAGACGGTACAACAACTGCTGGAGTTGATTTCAGAGCAGGTGCCAGAACACGAGGCAGAGCTGGTGTCAGCAGCGAACAGATATTTGAGGTACGGCTGGCGGAACCAGGTTCTGGATACACTGCTGCACCAACAGTCACAGTCACTGATCCCAACAACACAGTTGATGTCAATCTTGATGTGAGAACAGGAACAGGCTCGCTGGCTAATCCCACATTTGTCGCCAGAGGTGAAGGTTTCTCAGAAGCAAATGCGGAAATTGTAGCAGAAGAAAGCAACGGTGTAGCAGACTTCTTACAGGACGGCGATACGATTGCTGTGAAACGTCTCAGTGAAAGACCTGTAAATGGTTCCAACGTGGAATTTGCTGGGCTGCCTGGCAGATTCTTCAAACTGGTAAACACTCTGACATTCCTGGGAGACACAAACGGTTCTTACACAGCATTCTTACAGATATCTCCAGCATTGGAAATAGGCGAAGCACCAGCTGATAAGGAAGCAGTGGATTTGAGAATACGCTACAGTCAGGTGCGTCTCACAGGACATGATTTTCTTGACATCGGCACAGGCAATTTTGAGGAAACCAATTATCCCAACGAGCCTGAATATCAGCCGGACCAGACCAACGAAACTCGTCAGAGAAACGGCGGCAGAGTGTTCTTTACTGCAACAGACCAAGATGGCAACTTCCGAGTAGGCGATTTGTTCTCCATTGAACAGGCCACTGGTGTTGCTGCTATCAATGCCGACGCATTCAACCTTGCTGGTCTGCAGGAATTGAGTCTGGGTGAAGTAACACTGGGCGGAAACTCTGCCACAGTGAATGAATTCTCCACTGATCCATTCTTTACTGCAAACTCAAACAGTGTTGTGCCAACACAGCGAGCAGTGAAAGCATTTATAGAATCACAGATCGGCGGTGGCGGCGCCAGCCTAAACGTAAATAGTGTTACAGCAGGCGACATATTTGTAGGCGGCGATCAAATAACCACAGTGAGTGGAGAACCGATAAATATACGAGCAAATGTAGTATTTGAAGGCTCAGTGCTGGGAATACCGCTCGCATACCAGTACTACTTGAGATAAACGGAGAACAAAATGGCCACAGGCGTATTAGGAAGACAAGATTTAAGCAGCACCACAGACACCGCAGTGTATGTAGTGCCAGCAGACACATTTGCAGTTGTCACAGTCAACGTTGCAAACAGAAATTCGTCAGATGTAGCAGTTAGAATAGCAGTGTCTGACACTGCTTCACCTGCAGACGCAGATTACATAGAATATGACACCACACTGGTAGGCAACGGTGTGCTGGAAAGAGGTGGTCTAGTGGTAGACGCAGGCAAGAACATTGTGGTGAGAGCAGACTCCGCCGCAGTCAGTGCTGTGATTTACGGTATAGAAACGCCTACATCATAACAGGAATTTGATATGAGAAGAATAAGCACAGGACAAGTCGGCGACACCGTATTAGGTACGCTGGTAACAGAAGATAATGTTCTTAGGCCGTTAGATTCTAGCAACAATTTAACTTTAAATGGAAACACAGTTGAAGTCAACGAGCATCTTGAAATTACCGGTGATAATTCAGTTAGAGTGTACAATGGTTCAAATTACGTAGACGTTAATGCTCCTAGTTTAAGTTCAATTGTTAATTTCACTCTTCCTGCAGACACAGGCACTACAGGCCATGTTCTTAGCACAGATGGATCAGGAAATTTAAGTTATGTTGATATTTCATTTGAAGTTGCCAACCAAACTGCTGATACTGCTACTTATTACCCATTATTAAGCACTGCGGATTCCGGATCTGTTACAGGTGTGTCCACTTCTAGCTCTAAGTTGAGTTTTCAACCTTCGTCAGGAACATTAACTGTTGATATTTTGTCCAGCAACAATGTCAATATAGATGGTGGAAATATTGACGGAACAACAATCGGATCTAATACATCAGCAAATGGAACTTTTAATGACTTGTCTGCAACTTCTATAACTGAAACTTCCAGCATTGTATTCAAGGATAATGTACAACCAATTACAGGAGCATTAGACGCTATAGCTAATCTATCTGGAGTAACTTATAACAGGAAAGATGGGTCTACTATAAACGAGGCAGGGTTGATTGCAGAAGAAGTAGAAAAATATCTTCCTAACCTAGTGTCCTACAAAGGAGAACAACCTTACGGATTGCATTACACTAAGATAACTGCATATCTGATTGAAGCAATAAAAGAACTAAAAAATAAGGTAGACACCAAGTAAACATGGCTTCTCTACTATCTACAACCATTAATGATTCGGGCTTTTTGCAAGTTCCTGCTGGAAATACTGCTTCGAGGCCGTCCAGTCCGCAGATAGGAGAAATCAGATTTAATACTGATTTTAATTGCTATGAAGTTTACAACGGTGCATCTTGGATTAAGGTTTATTGAAATGGCAGTTTTAAAAAATACATCAGTTTCTTCGTCTGCTATCCTTCCTGTAGGAACTACTGCAGAAAGACCCAGCAGTCCTTCAAATGGTATGATTAGATTTAATACAGAAACTCAACAAGTAGAATACTATTTCGAAGGTAACTGGACGATTTTAACAAATGCAGAAAGACGTTACGGAAGTGGTTCTGCTGGGCCTGCAAACTTATCTGGTCAGCCAAATTCTTATGCTCATATGACCGACAGTTTTAGAGCAGAAACAGATAACACCATGACTGTTTCAAGTACCTCTGGTATGTCTGTTGGGGACCTTGCTTTTATATACCAAACTCAAGAATATGATCCGTGGAATACTGCAGGCAATTACGAAATAAACACCATTTCAAATATTTCAGGAAATACTTTAACGTTTAAGTACAATTTTCTTTATAATTATAGAAGCGGTAGATATAATCAAACTGATCAAACATCACGTAACACACAAGTAGTAACATGTCCTCCTTACGAAAGCATAACGTTGAGCGGGCTTGTAGAAGCAAAAAGCTGGGATGGACAAAGTGGTGGTATTTTGTTTTTAGTTGCTAACGGCTCGTATGACGGCAATGGATTTTATGCCAGTGCTTGGGGAAGAGGTTATAGAGGTGGCAGAGGCAGTGCAAATTCTGATTCGCAATCTGTAGGTTATGCGGGAGAAAGTGTTAGAGGAGAATTAGATAACACTGCGCAGGATAATTTTACAGGCGGAGCAGGCTCAGACGGATCAGAAAACAGAGGCGGAGAGTCCGGAGGATCGGCAAGTCACGTTACTGCTGGCGGCGGCGGAACTGACGGAGCATTTGGTGCCACTTATGTAGTAGGAGACGAAAATCTAGGCCAGATGTTTTTCGGCGGAGGCGGCGGTCGTGGAGGAGATAACGACGATCGGGGCTATGACGAATATGTAAATCATTCTGGAAATGAACGTAGCGGCAACAATACTAATTGGTTTAATGATTTTGGGGACTTTACAACACTGGTGCCACCTTGGGGGGCTAATAGACATCAAACCGGGCCAGATCCTTTTGCTTGTGGCGGAGGTATTGTGGTAATCTGCGCACCAAACATCTCTAATTTAAGAGCAACAGCAAGAGGCATGCCCACAGTATCAGGCGATCCGGGCGCAGGCGAAAAAGGTGGCATGGGCGCAGCTGGTAGTATTTTAGTTCGTTCAGAAAGCGGCAGACTTGCGTTTAATGCCCTAGACGTAAGGGGCAATCCCTCAGCAACACAAGACTTTGATCCGGTTGGTCCAAGTGGTGATGGTAGGATAAAAATTGAATTACGGAATGGCACAGCATACTCTGGATCGCCTTCTATTGACAGCGGAACTTTTAAAGTACAGGAAATCTAGATGGCAAACATACCTAATCTCACAATCACGGACAATGCTTTTATAAGAGTGCCTATAGGTAATACTGCTGAAAGGCCTGCCAATACTTCAGGCTATTTGCGATACAACACTTCGACTGGTAGACTAGAAGGTAATAACGGTTCTACTTGGATAAATCAGGGTTTTAGGCCAATACAAGCCACCGGAGGCACTGTGAGCACAGTAACAGTAAACGGAACATTATATAAACAGCATCAATTTAACAATGCATCTGGATTTTTTAACGTAATAGATGCTGGAACGGACGGCATTGTGGACTTTATATTGGAAATGGACGGTACCAGTAACGGTGTTTATGACGGAACTATACTTCGTGAAATTGTACGGGGCAAACAATATTTTGCATATACATCTGTAGATCCAAATTCTGCAAATTATAATACTAACACCAGCGCTACAACGGTTGAAGGAGAAAGTGACCCTTGCTCTCCGAATGATAATTTTGAAGTTTTATTGGATTATTGTCACGCTCTAGGTGCTAGGATGCCAACTCTTGAAGAAATGCTAAATGATGTGACGCAAGGATCGGGCTGTGGACATGATAGCGAATACAATTGGGTTGTATCTCAAGAAAATGACGAAAGACAATTTAATTGTTATGGTAGAGATCCTTCTGAAAGAGGTACAATTAGATCTTTAGATCGGCAGTCTGATATAAGTGAAACTAGATTTGTTGCTGATAACGACAGTAATCGCAGCGATCCAAATGTTATACACAATCCGTTTGTTTACGAATGGCTTATAAATAATGGATATTCAGCATCTGTTGCACCTGTAGATCCTCCTCGCGTTCAATCAGGAACAGTTTATAATATGAGTTTGGGAGCAACTCCTAGCATTCCAAACACAGGTCCTATTGATGGAGGGTTAGGAGATCGCGGAAGTGGTCGTATAAAAGTTCGTTATCCGATCGAGTCTCCTCGTTAAGGAAAAAACAATGTCAGAAATACTTGCTAAAATAGATCAACTATCACAAACAATTGAGGTAGAAAAACATATAGATACATTGCCATTATGGTTTAAGATTGTGTTTTATAATGGAGACAGTAAAACTGTTTTTTTTAACAATTTAGAGTTTTCTGTTAAGTTACAAAAAAAGAACATAGATATATATGATAAGGTTTTTCCTGATACAAAACTGCAACAAAGTTATGAATCTTCTGATGATGCTTTCTTAGAATCAGTAACTCTACCAGTAATACCAGAAGAAGAATATACTTTGGAAATTCAAGTAAATGAAAATCATGTAGAATATCAAGAAAATGTAAAATTTATTACCCCTCGTCCTGAAAAACCATACAATGACTGGATTTGGTCCCATGAGCAGAAAGACTGGATTGCTCCATTTGCACATCCAAATGACGAACACGATTATTATTGGGACGAAACATTACATGATTGGGTTAAAGAACCAGATTACGATGTCGAATAAAGTTTTTCTTTCGAAGGAAGAGGCACAAAATAGGTTTAATATATGCAAATCCTGTGAGCACTTTGTAGTCAACTCTAACCGATGCAATCTCTGTGGTTGCTATTTAAAACTTAAAGTAAAATTTTCTAGACTTAGATGCCCAATTAAAAAATGGTAGCTATACAATTGAAACAATTAATTCTAACTTTGCTCGATTGATTTTTTTATTTAAAGTATTCTGAAGACCATAATGCAAAGGACGAGGCCATGCCAAATAACCAACCCAAGCATATCCGTCATGCTCGTGATTTAACACAGGTTGGAATTCTTGTCCCACTACACACACATAGGTGTGATATTCAAATTCCAAATCTTTGCTTCTAAATCGTTCTAGAGGTATGGTTTTTGCTATGGTCTGCGCGCCAATCTCCTCAGAAATCTCTCGCTCACAGGCCTGCCAAGCAGTTTCTCCTGATTCTGCTGTGCCACCTGCTAATCCCCATACTAGACTGTGTTTGCTTTGTGTGCGATGCAGAAATAGAAATCTACCTGTGTCTCGAGCAAAAAACAGTGCGCCTGCGCAAACGTGTGTCATACACGTAATTATGTTCTCTAACCAAATAAATACTGTATAACTGGAAACACACAATGAGTGAACTATTTGACAGAATCCGAATCATACCCAGAGAAGACAATTTTCTAGACAGAATCACAGGCTCCAGCGGTCAAATCTACACAAACAAAAACACCGGCAGTTTGCGAGTGTACAATGGTAACACTGTGGGCGGCACTGAGGTTGCAAGAGCTGATTTCCAAAACATCAACAGTGATGCACAACTGGATTTACAAAGCAAAAAGAATCGAATTCGCTTTCACTGGGACACACTAAGTGATTTAGAAACTGAAGTCGACCCGGTTGTCTATCATGGTATGATTGCGCATGTTCACTCAGAAGGCAGACTGTATTTTGCTCATGCAGGCGAATGGATCCCAGTTGCAAATCTAGCTGAAGCACAGAGCATTCCTTACGAAGCGGACACAGAAGATGAACTACAGTGGGTAGAAGGTACGTGGGACTTTGGTAATAATATCATAAAATACGCTAATGCAATACAGTTGGAAGCAGATCTTGCCAACTACGACGCAGGTGTTTATCATGGCATGACCATGCATGTGCATGAAACAGGTGCTCTGTACTATGCTCACGCAGGCAAATGGCGTAAATTAATCACTGACATCGCACATTCAGATGTGGAATCAGCAGGCTATGTGTCTCCTTTAAGTGCAGTAGCATATTCCAATTCGTACGACGACTTAGACAATACGCCTGTTAGCATATTAGAATTTGGAATTGCAGACGGCGAAAATGGCCAGGTGTTAAGCACCGACGGTGCTGGTACATTCTCTTTTGTAGACCCTTCGGGTGGATCTGCCGCTGCATTTTCCGCAGTGATTTCAGATGACGGCACTTACACAGCAGAATCAACAACTGATCTAGCCATCGCAGGTGGCACAAACATTGCAACCGAAGTTGTAACAGACTCTAATACTGTGACAGTTAATTTACAGTCTTTTTCTATCGATTTTCTTTCTGACGTAGACACTGTAACTAATCCGCCTAGTTCGGGACAGGTTCTAAAATGGGACGGTGCAAAATGGGCACCAGGAACAGACGTAGCAGAAGGCGGTTCGGGACTAGATGCTGATACCTTAGACGGGCAAGACGGTTCATATTATTTGAACTATAATAACTTCACAAACACTCCAAATGTGTTAACTTTGGATAGCCTGTCAGTTGGTAATGAGTTAACCGCTGCCGGCAACGGTGCTGTATCATATGACAATACCTCAGGTGTGTTTAGATACACACCGCCAACTGCAGAAGGCATAGGCGCACTCACAGAAGTTGCTTTTGATGATCTAACTTCAACTCCGACAACCGTTGCGGGATATGGAATCACAGATGCTTTTTCTGGAGACTATACAGATCTCTCAAACACACCCAGCATCCCCAGTGCGCTCACGGACCTTGGCATCACAGACGGTGCAGACGGAGAAGTGTTAACCACAGACGGTGCTGGCAATTTTGGATTCGCAGCAGTATCCGGAGGCGGAGGCGACCCTGATCAAAATATCTTTGCAACTATATCCTCAGATTCAGGATCCACAACAGCAGACACTGTAACTGACACGTTAACAATAGCCGGCGGCGCAGATATTGCAACATCCGTAAGCGGAGACACTGTGACAATAGATTTCACAGGCTCTTCAGGCGCCAGTCAAAATCTGTTTGAAACTGTATCAGCAGACTCAGGATCTACCACAGCAGATGCTAGCACAGACACACTAACTGTGTCCGGCGGCACAGATATCACAACCTCTGTATCCGGAGATACAGTCACTATAAGTTATACAGGATCAGGCGTAGGCGCTGCAAATTTAAACGAACTCACAGATGTTGGTTCTGCAGGCATAGATGTAAATGACATATTTGAGGCTGCTATTGTCACTCTCAGAGTAGACAACAACGGAGCAAGTGCATACACATTTGACTCACATTACGCAGGTGATAATCCCACAATCTATGCACTGTCGGGCACTACGATAGCGTTTGACATCGATCAAATAGGCGGTCATCCTTTTGAAATACAAGATTCTGGAGGAACTGCTATATCTTCTGGGCTAATACATGTCAGCGCTACAGGATCTGTCAGCACAGGTGCTTCTGCACAGGGTTTTGATTCTGGAACACTCTATTGGAGGATACAGGAAAGTCTCTCAGGCAATTATCAATACCAGTGTCAGTTTCACTCTGGAATGAATGGCACAATCACTGTTAAGAGACTAAGCGCTATTTAGAATTCTATGCGCCAGGCTCCGTTAGGATATTCGCCTTCGAATGACAGGCGCCATTCAGAATTTTCAAACTTGTATTGAACGCCGGTATTTAGATTTGTAGTATACACAGGAGTTACTATGGAATCCGCGTCAGTAGAATCAAACACAACCTGCCATTCTGTGCCTGTCCATTCTATGATATCATTAGCAGTTGCAGTAAAGTCCGACCCGTCTTTATTCTTCCAAGCGTCCGCTCCGTCTGTGTTTTGAGAGTCGCCAATAGATTCTAGTATTAATATTCTCGGATTGGCACTTAGATCTAGATTTTCGGGATTTGATTTTTGAGGATCGATTATATAATCTATTTTTGATCTTGGTCCCAAACTGCTGGTAATCACAGTGTCAGTGGGAATTGAATCCTCGTCCCAGTTAACAACTGCCTGCGAAGTATCCGTAGAAATAGCAAAAGTGCCAACTATTTCTGTTGGTAGATCCGAACGCTGTAACCGTATCGTTGATATACCTTCTTCGAATTTGAACGGAAACGCTTCTAGGAACTGCCACCATGATATTCCGCCTACTGCACCGTTTTTCACTAGTTGTAGAGTATTATTCATTACTAGTAGATCAATGTCCTGATAGGTGGTTTTGAGAATTGCGAGCACAGACTGTTCTGTGTCATAGTCTTTTCTCGTAGTAGCACGTTCTATATCACCTGACTCATTTACAAACAGTTCTGTTTGAATATCAGCGTCTCCTTCAGGCAGAGAAAAATCGATATCTGTAGTAGCGTCTATTAACTCCTGCTTGGAATTGTGAATACGACTGACAATGTCCGTAATAACACCCATTCGTTTTACTTTCGCAGGAGGCGAAATGTATATAGGTGTAGTAAATGACAGTGTGGAAACGTCTATTTCTGTTTCTGTGCCCTGAGGTATTGTTCTCGAACTCCAAGTTATTGAATCTAAATAAACTGCGGATAGGGACGTCCAGTCAAGATAGTTGTCTGTGGTTTGAAGTTCAAGTGAAGGATTGAACAGCATCAGTATCTGCTCTAGTATCTGCAGTTTTTGATCTGTGTTTGTGCTCCATAGATCTACGCTCACTGTCAGTGTATAAGGTGTGGGCATGAGGCGCTCTACAGTGTAGTTCTTGCCCTCTGTGTTTAGATATTCGTTGCCTGCAGAGTCAAATTCTCTTTCTCTGATATTAACCTTGTTGACATAGGATGAATCTGCCAGTCTAGAAGTGTCTAGTTCTAGACCTGTGACATACAGTGCCATTCTCGGTGCGTTTGGAATTTTGTTTTCAGAGTTGTTTCTTATGATGTTAGCAACCTGACGAGTTAGGTCTCCATACATCGCAGGTACTGTAACAACGTTACCTGAACCGTCTTTGTAGGAAAAGCCACTCATCATTCTTACCATCTGAGTGATGTATCTTCTTAGTTGGCCGTCATAAAAGTGATCTAGTTGATTTGACATCAGTTATCTGCCCGTGGTCTAAGTGCTTTCGACAGTGCCTGTCGCTCTGCTTCTCTGTTGCGATAGAATTTCACTTCCCATGCGCCTGTGTAATCAATCGACTCTTGAACACCGGATATCTCAGGCAGTTCTATTGTGATTTGGGAACTGTCCTGAGTGGTAATCATTGCGGGATAATCTGCTACAGCATAGGATTTTTCTAGTGTGTCATATTTCAGAACCAAATACTCTGCTTGGTCTGCGACTGCGATATTGGTATGTATTTCTGTATCACCTTTTTCTAATTGTACCACATCTTGCGCGGCTAGATCGTTATACACAAAGTTTCTGTTGTTGATAAAGCCAGTCTTCTGTGTGCGTCTGTCTTGAGAATTTGTCATAGTCATTCTTACATCATCATGTACCTTCACCCACTTGTTGCCGTCAAACTGGAACATTCTTTTAGGTCTAAAGTCGGTTCGCAAAAAGTAATCATGCTTGTTAGGTTCCGCAGGAAACTGAATGCCATGTCCAAACTGTGAGCCATTTGGAGTATCATCTCCCAGTAGGTAACCTTGATAGCCCTTGCCAGCGGGAGGTGCTGTGGTATATTCACCATCTACCTGCTCTACTTCTACCGTTGCTCCAGTTTCATTTGGATCCAGCCTCAACTGATAATAATGACTAACGTCATACCCGCTCTTAGGAGCATCTGCTTCTGCCTGTTCTATTACTGCGTCATTTATACTCTGTTCTCTGTCATAGGTAGAAAGCAGATCTCTCAGAGTCTCACCACCAGGATCTTCTTCGTCTGCGGGGAGATCCAGAATGTCTTTGAATTCCTGTGAATCCACAATCTGTTTCAGTTTCAGTCTATACAGATGTGGATACCAAGTAGGTGAGAAACCTTCCGACGCTCTGTTTACATCTTCTACCACATAGAATCTTTTAAGTGCTACACTGGCTTCGTCTAGAGCATACGAGTCTTTCAAATGCGGAAGTTCTATAACATCACCTGATATAATCTTTCTGCCCACAGTTTTCACTGAAGAATTTATATGGACAGTGAGAAACAGTGTGTCATTATCTAGAAACATACCAAACTGAGAAAGGTTAAAGTCGATATCCTGCACATTGTATATGCCTCTCAGAGTATAGATATCTTCGTCGTATTTTCTGTCTCTGTTTTCGAGGAAAAGAAGATCCTGTATATTTGTGGGATCCAGTGAATCATACACAGGCTGATCTGCTGTTCCCTCGCCATCCTCCGCACTCTGAGCGCCGAGATACTTGTGTAGATGAATGTCAGTACCCCCAACTGTAAACATTTCTAAGATCTGTTGATCTAGAAAGTCGTAGTCGTTGCCCTTTTCTGGACGGTATAATGATAGCCGAGGAATTGTTCTTCTCCTGTTTTACATATTTAGCAGCATAAATACTAGTCAAGGAGTTTACAAAATGTCTGATCTAGCAACGCTTAAAC